AGAGGAGATGAAAGATTCCTAAGTACAACATTACAATGACAGAACAAAATATACTAATAGATTCAGGTGATCCGTATGAGATGTATAGACACTTGGCTATGTGGGCTGACTATTATGCTTTACAATACAAAGAGTATGGTATACTACCTAGCAATGTAACAATAAAGGAGATAGATTAATGTCTGTAGATAGATATAAAATAGGACTGTCAGTAAATGGTACTGAGAAAATAGTGGAATGTGATGACACATATCCTGACGTACATGACTGGAAGAGTGCTGTGGAGTTTGCTTTTAAACTGGTTGACTATAACATACCAGATGCTAAGATAGACCTACTCTTCTGTGAGGACTGGGAGTCTGAGGAGTATAAAGACTATGACTATGTGCATAGTGTACCACCAAACATAATGTAAGGGGGATAATGAATGTCTAAGTCTGACTATACTATTCGTTGTATAACTAAGGGTGAGTGTGCTGATTTATTACAAGCACATCACTATCTTACAAATATATCACGAGGATTTAAGTCAGGTGATAACTATGGTTTAATGTATCTTGACACAGTTGTAGGTGTCTGTATCTTTACTGGACTACCTGTACCTGAGTTAAGCAAAGGTATGTTTGGACTAGATAGAAACAATCAGGAAGGGTTGTATGAGTTGTCACGTTTAGTACTACACCCAGACCACCAAGTGCGTGAACACAATTTAGCAGGGTGGTTTGTAGCTAGGTCTATTAAGTTATTGAAAGAAAAGAATAATGTGAGGGCTATACTATCTTACGCTGATGATGACTACCACAGTGGTACTGTTTACAAAGCGTTAGGTTTTGACTATTATGATCTGACTGATATGAAGTCTGACTTTTGGATAAAACAAAATGATGGCACATACATAAAACATAATCGTGGTGCAACCAAACATCTTGAAGGTGAATGGAGACCACGTTCACGCAAACACAGATTTTTAAAAGTGTTTGATAATACACTAGAAGTAAAATGGAAAAAGGGGAATAGTGATGAATAGATTTATAGTAGACCATCACCCTGACGCTATAGCTAAAGCGTTGTGTGACCAACACGTAGTGAAGATGCCATTAGAGGAAGCACAGATGCTATGCACTAGCCTGTGGCATCATGCACCAGAGTATGCAGAGAAGCATGAGTTGTACAAACCAGTACACCAGAAGCACCCATGTACACTATGGGCAATGGAGACACGTGCTAACTATATGTATGCTGTAAAGTTATACCAAGCTATGTTACAAGAATACACGTACAGGTATGGCAAGAATCATGGTGCAGGTAAACACAGTATGCCTATCTATACTGGTGCAGTTCACATACCTGAAGGTGAGTTGACACCACACCCTCAATGCTTTAGTGGTCACGATGATCTCAAGACAGACGAGGACTACCCTATCAATGCGTATCGTGCATTCTATAAGCGTGACAAGGTTAGCTTTGCTAGGTGGAATAAGAACAGAGTAAAACCAGATTGGTTCATGGATGCCTAAGTACAACATCACAATGACAGAACCGAATGTACTTGTAGATTCAGGTGATCCGTATGAGTTATACAGACACTTAGCTATGTGGGCTGACTATTATGCTTTAGCGTATAGAGATACAGGTACGCTATCTAACAACGTAACAATAGAAAGGATAGAAGACGATGACTGATGAAGACTTACCCGAAATACTGTATGCAGTAGTTCACTACGAAGAAGAAGACTACCACTTCATGCCTATAGTATCTGATGTATTCGCTGAGGCAGTAGCGGAACACTTGGACGCATACTGTCACAACATCACTACTTATATAAGTAATGATCAGCCAGAGCTTGACTTAGAAGAAGAGCATCCTGATTTGTATAATGACTTACGTGTTGAGACAGTACGATTGGTGTGCGCTATGGCTGATGCATCAGTAGAGATAATAAAGAACTCCTTCAAAGATAGAGTACCAGCTAAGAAAGATAGGTCACATCTAAGAGTGGTGAAGTAGATGTCTAGAAATAAAGAAAGAGAAATATTATGGAATAAATTTAAAACAGATAGGTACAGAGAGTGGCAAACAAAATATCCCGGATTAAAACAGTCTACTTATATAAGCTTTGAGACTGCTAAAAAGATTGGACTACCCTTAAAACAAGGAGATACTAGAGAACAAGACAACAAAAAATTTAATCAGTATTATCATAGGCCATCACCTATAGGGCCGTGTATACGAGAACACTGGTATACAGACAAATCTAATAAAAACCAAAGAAAGAGAAGAGCCAAGCACAAGAAACAATACAGTGATAGAAATAGAAAGTTTGTTAATAGATATAAAAAACTATTAGGCTGTACTCTTTGTGGTTGGAACAAATCTACTTGGGGATTACACTTTGATCACATAAACCCTCAAGATAAGACTACAGAGATTTCTAAAATGATGAGTGTAAGTAGAAGAGAAATAAAAAAAGAAATACGAAAGTGCAGACTTGTATGTGCTAACTGTCACTCTATACATACAGAACAACAGCATCTCAGTAAAAAATATGGGTGGCATTTAGGTGAGAAGACACAAGAGTTTACAGCACCAACACAACTAGAATTAAAACTATAACAACAAAGGAGTATCATGAAACATCAAGTTAAACCTACATCAACCTTCGCTCAAGCGTGTAACTCTTATAGGGGTAGCTCTTCATACTGCTCTCTTAAGTACAAGAGCCAGAAGGACTACGCTAATAACTTAACTAAGGCTTGTGCAACTAAAGTATCAGGCAATCTTATGTTAGGTAATATTAAACTAAAAGATGTACGCTATAAGTATCTAACTGTAGCATATGAGTATTGGTTAACTAACTCAGGCATACGTGCCGCCAACTATATATCTACGTGTGTTAGTATAATATTAAACTATTCTATTAAGCATGAGGCTATACCTCACAACCCGATGGCACTCGTTAAGAAAGTTAAAACAAAACCTCGCAAGGTGATGTGGCAACCCGAACACGTAACACTATTCTTAGATACAGCTTACAATAACTTTAGGTGGCGTAGCATAGGGTTGATAGTTCATATGTCTTACGAGTGGGGTCAACGTGTAGGTGATATGCGTACACTAAAATGGGAGTCGATTAAGTTCGATGAGAAGCGCATGGACTTAGAACAAAGTAAGCGTGGCGTAGATGTACACTTACCTATCAGTGACAATCTAATTAGAATGCTTGCACAACAGAAGGAAGACTTCGACTTTCAAGACTACGTAGCACCTCGCACTGAACCTAAAGCAGGTACTTACTCACACTATACTATTGATGAAATACATATACTTATCAACGAGGTAAAGGATGAAGCTAATCTACCTCAAGAGCTACAAGCAAGAGATCTTAGGCGTACAGCTATCACTGAAATGGTTGAGGCAGGGGTTGACTTGGTTGGTATCATGCAAGTATCAGGTCATCAGTCACCGCAGAGTGTCAAGCCTTACCTTGTAAACACATACAGTGGTGCGAGTAACGCACTAGAAAGGAGATTTAATAATGACGATAAACATTAGAGAGTACATTGAAGACCTAGACTTACAAGATGATGTAGGTGTTAGGTCAGACTGTCCTATCTGTAATGGTAGTAATTCTTTTACTGCTACAAAAGTAGACAGTGTTGTGTTGTATAACTGTTACAAATTAAGTTGCTCACTTAAGCCGGGATTTGTACCTATCAATTTAACTACCGAAGAGATAGCTACTAGGTTATCTAACCTAAAAGAGACTAAGCCTGTGTCAATACCGACATTTACTATTCCTGAATACATCACATACCCTGAGCCTTCTCAGACTAACTACCACAGATTTGTATCTAGGTGGGGCTTAGAGAATGAATACTTAGATGTAATGTATGACGTTAAAGATGAGCGTGTTGTGTTTCTCATACGAGATAAGCATAAGGTTATAGATGCTATAGGTAGGTCACTCAATGGCTCTGTACCTAAGTGGCTCAGGTATACTGGTAACGCTACTGTATTCAGTAGGTGTATGGGTAAACCTAATGGCGTAGCTGTAATAGTAGAGGATGTAATCAGTGCTATCATTGTATCTAAGGTGTGTCCAAATGTCACAGGCATAGCTATCTTAGGTACAAATATTAGTCATACACATATGGAATACTTACAGGACTACACTAGAATTATAGTTGCACTCGACCCTGATGCTACTCACAAAAGTATTGAGTACCGAAAAGAAATACAATCATGGACAGGAGTTGACACTATGGCAATGATGCTACAAGACGACATAAAATATAAAACAGAAGAGGACATAATAAAATTGAAGGAGTACACAACATGATGCACGAACTAGCACTACTAAGAACGATGATGGATAAGGATTTCTATGATGACCATAAAGGTATAAGGTTTCCTGATAAGTTATTCACTAAAGATTTACGTAAGATAAAGCAGACACTAGAGTACGCTATGGAAAAGTATGAGCAGTCAGTTACACCAGCTACACTTGAGGCTTTGTTCTTCGCTAACAACGGCACACTTACTACAGCTAACAAGGAAGTCTTCAGAGATCTATTCAAGAAGATAGACAGAGAGACAGCCCTAAGTAAGGACGTAGCTTCCGATGTGTTGTCTAAGTTATTCCAGAGGGTAGTAGGTGAAGAGGTAGCTAACATAGGTATTGATTACGTCAACGGTAAGTTGCACAGCATGGAAGCGTTACGTAATATAATCTCTAGCTATCAAGATGACTTCATGCCTAACTTAAAGGTTGAGTGGGATGACATCAGCATGGATACACTACTGAAGTTAAGTAAGACACAAGCACAGTGGAAGTTTAATATCCCTAGCCTTGCTCGTAGGATAGAGGGCGTGAGTGGTGGTCACTTGATCATGGTAGGTGCTAGACCTAATACAGGTAAGACATCCTTCCACGCCTCTCTCATAGCCTCAGAGAATGGGTTCGCTAATCAAGGTGCTAAGTGTATGGTGCTAGTCAATGAGGAATCATACGACAGGGTAGGTGAGCGATACATGAATGCGGCAACAGGTATGACTAGTAAACAGATAGTAGCTAACCCACTAGAAGCGGCACAAAAGTACAACCCTATACTCGAACAGTTAGTCTTGAAGGACACAACAGGTAAGACTATGGAGTGGGTTGAGGCTGTCATCAAAGGGTACAAGCCAGACATAGTTGTACTAGACATGGGTGATAAGTTTACTCAACGTACCAGTGATAAGTCTGATGTGTACTTAAAGGATGCGGCAATCTATGCTCGTAACATAGCTAAACAGTACGGCTGTGCTATCTTCTATATGTCTCAGCTATCAGCGTCAGCACAGAATGTAGTCAACGTAGATCAGTCAATGCTTGAGGGCAGTAAGACAGGCAAGGCGGCAGAGACAGACCTAATGATACTCATCAGTAAGAACAGAGATGACTTCGACAGTGGAGAGAAAGATCCAGAAAGACACTTGATTGTTTCTAAGAATAAGTTACAAGGTGGGTGGCACGGTAGAGTAACAGTTGAGTTAGATGGTGACACCGCCAGATACTCAGCGTAGATAGGACATCAGTAATGCATAGGATAGAACCTTTTAAAAAACTTCTTAGAAATGTTATTACAAATGCAACGAGACCTGCACCTTCTCGTGTAGATACTCCACTTGCTTATGGTAGAATAAACACAAAAGAAGTTGACCTTACCGCAGAGTATTTGATGCATATGTTTTATGATGTACAAAACTGCAAGTGCCACTGGTTTGACGTTGAGTTAAATCCTGCATGGATAATGGAATCATTTCATCCTTTATCTATAAGTGTAGATAGATTAGAAACCGATTACATAAAAGGTTCTGTTGTTATATGTTCAAGGTTTGCCAACTTAGGTAGGAGTACATATCCAGAGAAAGACTTTAGAGAAGTTATAAAGTATTTAAAATCACAATGGGGATGGGATGGTTATCTTTTATATCCCCCTATACAAAAGGAGTTATTCTAATAATGAGACTGGTACTAGACGTAGAGAACACAGTAACTAAACGAGGAGGCAAGACACATCTAGATCCCTTTGAACCTACTAATACATTAACACAGGTAGGGGTACAGAACTTAGACAACCCTGATGAGCAGTACGTTATGACGTTTGACCACGTTGAGTACCAAGATATATCAGGTGACAGGTCACGACAGCTACAGGCTATACTAAATAGAGCTACATTGTTAGTTATGCACAACGCACAGCATGACTTGATGTGGCTGTGGGCTAGTGGTTTCAAGTATGATGGTGACATATATGACACAATGTTAGCTGAGTATGTACTGTTACGTGGACAGAAGAGACCACTAAGTCTATCGGCTTGTGTTGAGTATCGTGAGTTAGAACATCAGAAGGATGACACACTCAAGGCGTACTTCAAGGATGGGTACAACACTAATGAGATACCCCTCAAAGAACTCAGCTTCTATCTAGAGTGTGATCTAAATGCCACTGCGTCATTATACCACAGCATAGAGAGAGACTACAACACAGCAGAAAGTGAGAGCTTACATAACGTCAGAGATATTACCTTCAAGGTATGCAAGACACTGACTCGTATGTACATGACAGGTATCAAGATTAACACTGATGTACTCAACGATGTGCGTAAAGAGTTTGAAGAAGAGAAAGATAAGATAGAGACACGACTTAACCAGACAGTACATGAGCTAATGGGTGACACACCAATCAATCTTAACAGTGGTGAGCAGATGTCTAAGGTGCTATTTAGTCGCACCCCCCTTGATAAGAAAACTTGGGTGACTACATTTGAATCAGTATCACCTGAAGAGTTTAAAGATACACTAAAGACATACAGTAGTATTATAAGTAAGACTAAGGCTAGTATATGTTTAACTTGTAGAGGTAAGGGTAAAGTATTTAAAACTAAGAAGGATGGTAAAGACTTTAAGAAGCCTAGTGGTTGTACTAACTGTAGTGCTAAGGGTTATGTACTAACCAGTACAGGTGTTGTAGCTGGCTTCAAGTTATCACCTAGAGATAAGTCATGGGTTAACGCTAATGGTTTCAAGACAGGCAAGGATAGTTTAGATGTGTTGATTAGTACAGCACGTAACAACAACATGAGTGGTGCTGTATCATTCATACAAGATGTAAAAAGACTATCAGCTTTAACGTCTTACCTATCTACATTCGTAGAGGGTATCAGTATCTTCACTAAGCCTGATGGTTTACTTCACGTTGGACTTACCCAACACGTATCAGCTACAGGTAGGTTCAGTGGACGTAACCCCAATATGCAAAACATGCCTAGAGGTAATACGTTCCCAGTAAAGAAAGTGTTTGTATCACGATGGGAAGGTGGTCAGATACTTGAGGCAGATTTTGCACAGTTAGAGTTTAGAGTTGCCGCACATCTATCAGAAGACAAGACAGCTATTGATGAGATCAACACAGGGTTTGATGTGCATAGTTATACAGCTAAAGTTATTACTGATGCAGGTCAGCATACAACTAGACAAGAAGCTAAGGCTCATACATTTGCTCCTTTATTCGGGGCTAGTGGGTACGGTAGGAGCAGAGCAGAGGCGGCATACTACACACACTTCAACGACAAGTACTCAGGTATATCTACGTGGCATAAGTCTCTAGCTAAAGAAGCAATAGCTACTAAGAAGATAACCAATGTATCGGGTAGGCAGTATGCTTTCCCTGATGTACAACGAAGACCAAGGGGTAAGGTTAGTCACTTCACTATGATTAAGAACTACCCAGTGCAAGGACTAGCTACAGCAGACATCGTACCTGTTGTAGTAATGGAACTAGAAGAGAGACTACGGCTACTACAGTCGTGCGTTGTTAACACAGTACACGACTCAGCAGTAGTTGATGTACATCCAAAGGAGATAAATTATGTGCTACAAATAATAGATGACTTAAATAAAGACTTAGATAATATCATACATGAAGCCTACGGTATCAAGATGTGTGTACCAATGCTACTAGAAGCAAAAATAGGTGACAACTGGCTTGACACAGTAGACGTAGTGTAGTAGAACTATAAGTTCTTAAACTTTTGAAAGGTATAGAAATGAGTACAGAAATAACAGTAGCCACAGAGAATGGTATGTCAATGTCAGAGATGATGGGCGTGTCCGTTGGAGAAGGTGGTAAGAAATCCTCAAGCCTAGCGAGGATGACTCAGATACATTCAGGTATCATGGGTACTAGAGATGTAGCAGGTAAGCCTATGAAGATAGAAGTAATACCTTCTGGTGCATACAAGTTAGACTTAGGTGAAGGCAAGGTTGCTTATAGTGTTGAGCCACAGATACGAGTGTTCGCTATGCGTCAGCAGTGGACACGTTGGGATAGT